GAATTTGATTTTAGACCAGTGTTAACATGGAGTATATCAACTCAATACAAAGGACTTGATAGAGTTAATTATAACGGCGCTGTAATGGTGTTTGCACCACCCCACGAAGTGTATGATAATAACAAAACATACCAAGTAGGGGACAAAATATATGTGTACGGAAAAGGCATATATGATTGCGCCCAATCAACTAAAGGCAACCCATACACAGATACAAACTATTGGACATTCGAGAGCAACCCATCATATCCAGCAAACACGATACCAACGTTAAGTGATGATAGGAATTTACAAAGTATTATGTATTGCATAGATATATCTTTATATCATTTGCTTACACGCATAGCACCACGCAATATTCCACAACATCGAATAGATAGGTACGGAATGGCTATTGCATGGTGTAAGGCCATTGGACGTGGGGAGATAACAGTATCAATGACGCTATTACAACCCGAAAGTGGCTCACGCATAACGTGGGGGTCAGATGATAAATCAAACTTAGATTACTTGTACTAACATGGGAATATTTGATATACTTAAAAAGCCTCAACCGACAAAAGAGGAAACGAAAAATAAAGAACACGTTGTAAAGGTTACCCCTCAGCCATTGCAGAGGTTGAAACTTGATATACAACGTTGGAGAAACGCTGTATTAACGGCCGAGAGCGTTTTAAATCCTTATCGTATAGAATTACAAAGGAACTATAACGAAATAGCCATAAACGCCCATATAAAGGCGTGTATCGAGCGTAGAAAGAATCTTACTTTACTTCGTGATTTTGATTTTTACAAAGGGGAACAAGAAGTAGAATTGAAGAATAAGAAAATGGTACTCGATGTTATTGAAGAAGCATTGAACGCTATTTTTTACGGATATTCTTTACTTCAGATTGAGGATATTGTCGACGGAATGGGGTCTGTATGCTTAATCCCACGTGAGCGCATTATACCCGAAAGGCAAACAATAACCACCTCAACGCAATACGACGCCAACGGTGTTAAGTTCTACGATGAGCAATACAAAGATTGGTTGATATGGGTGCCGACACGCTCTGAAAGTAGTAATACAACGTGTGGATTAGGGTTATTTAACGTTTTAGCGCCGTATGAAATATACATACGCAATGCCAACACTGCGTGGAGCGAATACCAACAAATATATGGCGTTCCATTACGCATAGGTAAAACTAACACACGTGAAAAACTAATGCGCGACAACATGAGCCAAATGATGGCCGACATGGGGCGTTCGGGTTGGGCGGTTGTTGATATTGACGACCAAATAGAAATGGTTGATGCTGCTGGCAAAGGTGGTGGCGCATCGGATAACTTCTTAGGGTTAATCAATTATTGCGAAAAGGTAATAAGCAAAGTAATATTAGGGCACGCTGACGCCCTCGATTCAACGCCTGGTAAACTTGGGGCTGAAACAAGCGTAGATAAAGCATTGAGTGAAACGCAACAAAAGGACGGATTATACATTGAGAATTTGCTAAATGAAAAAGTATTCCCACAATTCGCCAAACTTGGATTGAAAGAGTTTGACGGATTAAGAATTGAGTTTGAAAATAACCACGACGAAAACCTTGAAAAGATAAACGAAGCAGAGATACTTAACAAGGTATTGAACAACTACCTTATAGCATATCAAATGGGGTTACAACCCGATGCAAAACAAGTGAGCGAGATGTTGGGAATTGAACTTACTAACAATGAGGAGAAAATAAAAGAGGGTATTCAAAATAGACTAAACGACTTGTACTAATGTTTGAGAATGGATATATCGACAAATTAATAACCGATATTTATCGTGGTAAATACTCGTTAAAGAGGCTTCCAAAATCTTTGTACGATATATACGTTGCACACTTTACAAAAGCCTTTGAAACAGGCATTGATGAAGTAGAGAAAGACTTTAGAAAAAGTATCTATCAAAACATTCGTTTATTCAGTGGTGCAAAAACATTTCAGTACACTTATGCAACGGTTGACTTGATTTACAAAGAGGGTAAAGTAGTGCCATTTGCGGAGTTTAAAGAGCAAGCAATGCAAGTGCATAGATTGTATAATGAAACGTATTTAAAAACCGAGTATGAATTTGCAAACACACAAGCCGAGATTATCCAAACATGGAATGATGAAACGAGCGTAAACGATTACCTTGAATACGTTGCGGTACTTGATAGTAAAACAAGCGAAATATGTAGGCCATTGGACGGAATTATAAGGCATAAAAACGACCCATTTTGGCAAACGCATAGTCCACTTAACCATTACCGATGCAGATGTACTTTGATTGGTGCAGATGGAGAGAAACCAAGCACCAAAGCACAAGCCAACGCTGCAATGAAAGCGAGTAAAGTGAGTAAGGAATTGCAATTTAATCCAGCGCTTGCAAAACAGATATTCCCTACAGACCACGGATATTTTGATGTGCCTAAAATGTATAAGACGGACTTAAAAAAGAATTTCGGATTATGAACTATAAAGACAAATGGAAAATAAACCCAAGTCAGATTGAAAACCTTTTTGAGGGCGCTCAGTCAATAGCACGTAGGTTTGTTGTAACCAACTTTAGAAAAGAGGGGTTTCAAGATGGGGGCATTAATCCGTGGGCAAAGAAGAAAAGACCTGATGGACGCAAAGTGTTAGTAGGAAAATCTAACCCTCATATGTTTCAATCTTTTCAGTTCGATAAGTTGAATAAAAAAGAGGTTAGGATTGTGAACAGAAAAGGTTATTCGGGTTATCATAACGAGGGTACAAGTAAACTTCCAACACGTAGAATGATTGGACAGTCAAAGACACTTGACAAAATGATTACAAACGATATTGAACGTAGAATGAAAAAAGTATTTAAGAAATGAAAGATTTTTACATAGCATTAAAAGCATACCTACTCGCAACGGTGCCAAGCATACAGCATATACGTATGTGGAATAATCAACTCGACTTCATGGAAAGCGGAGAGCAGATACCGTTCTTATTCCCTGCTGTTTTTGTTGACTTCTCTACAATTGAATTTTCTGATGTAGGGGATAAGTGGCAAACTATTAACTTAGAAATGAACTTACATATATGTAGTGAATTGTGGAATGATACCGACCAAGAAGAAAACTTGATTGTATTCGATTTGAAAGATGAGATATACAAAGCATTGGGACAAGTAAAGATTGATAATTCAACGCCACTTGTAAGAATATTAGAGCAAACCGATACAACGCACACAAACATTTATCACTACATTCAAACGTGGTCGTTCTCAATTACGGATAATTCTCAAGAGACATGGATTGAACTTACAAATGTATTGCTTAACTTAACGGCAATAAGAGAAATAACCAATTACGATTTAATGACAAAACCAAAATACGAATAATGGCACGCAGTATATCACAAATAAAACAAAACATTATTGACTTAAAGAACGCTACTACATTAAGCGTAATTAAGTTTAGAGAAGAGGGCGGAAGTCAAGCGGGTATATTCAATTTAATAGCGGATATATTTGCAATACTTACCAATGTTACAGAACAGTTATGGGACGCCTTATCAGTACAAATAAACGATGCCATTGTAAAGGGTGGCGTAGGTACAGGCCGTTGGTGGCGTGAGAGAATACTTGAATACCAGGACGGCGATGTATTGAAGTACGCAAACGGAAGATATTATTACGATGTAATTAACCCTGAAAAGTATTTGGTTAAATTTTGTTCTGTTACCGAAACGGCAAACAAAACAATTACAATCAAAGTAGCAAAGGGAGACGTTCCAACAAAACTAACAACGCCCGAACTTACAGGCGGTTTGAAAGATTATGTTGACTTCTTAAGGTTTGCAGGTACGCAAATAAATTTAGTTTCTTTGGATGCGGATAAATTCTATTGTTCTGCGAACATTTATTACAGCGGTCAATACTACTCTACAATACAAGATAGTGTTAAGAGTGCATTGACAAATTATTTAAATAGCATTTCAGCGGGGGAGAACTTTAATGGTGCCGTTGTGGTGTCCGATGTGCAAAAGGCGATACAAAATGTAGAGGGTGTGTCTTATGTGAAGTTGAATGAGATAGGAGTAAGACAAGATACAGCAACATTTGCAAACCGATATGTATTGTATGATTTAGCAACAGGTAAAGATAACGTACTTGTAAACACATACGCTGGCTATGTAGTTGAGGAAACAACATCGGGAAAAACATTTAACGATACATTAACATTTATTTCAGTATAATGGGAATATTTGATATTACATACAGCCTACAAGTAAGTAGGCTATTACCTCCAAATCTAAGGTCATTGAATATAACCAATGCGGTTAATTCATTGGTGGAGCCTTTGCAATACTTAAGCGACAAAAGCATAAAGTATGGGCGTATTGGATATGTAGAGCCAACGGTAAGTACGCCAACTACGTTGACGCTACAGCCTAATATAACGATGTGGTCAAATGTAACGGCGTATAGCAAGGGAGATAAAGTGTATATGCCATTTAGTGCGGTGTACATTGCAACCGAAAACAATACAGGCCAACAACCCGACATATCCACTTCATGGGATAGGTTTACAGATGACTTATTTGGCTTTGAAACGGCACTATTGATAAGTGGCCAAACGGCATCACTTGAATACATATTGAATATATGGTGCTATGGTACGTATAACGGAGCATTGACACCAACGCCACGTAATACGATATACATAGTAAATAACACCACTTCAAACCAAGTATTTCATATTGGATTAACAACAGAATCGAGTAGTAAGATATTCTTATCAAATCCTGATGAATACATAGGATTGACAGGCACGGCAAACACACCTCAATATGACTTTACGGTCAATGTACCAACTGGCTTTGCATTACTCACACAATTAACGGCAATAGTTAATAAATATAAATTAGTAGGAACAACTTATAACGTAAATTATTATTAATATGAATTACTTAGATTTATCAAACGTATCGGCAACATCTCAAGCGCCCTTTTTAAAGGTTACAGGAGACCATTTGAACGAGGGAATAGGGATATTAACACAAAGATATTTCAAAGATATTTTGCCCGCTTCTTTTTTGTCGTCATCAACAAAAGTAACCATAGTAAGTGGTTGTGATCTTGACACTATTGTTAAAGATGGCATTGTTGCTTATAATGGAGAAGTGTTTGACTTTGAAAACATAAATAGTTTGGCTGATGGGTATTTTGCTATATTGGATTCTTACATAGCAACCGACCCGGTGCAATATTCAGATGGCAACAACTATTCACAACACGCAAAAAGAAGAATGATTTTACAAGCCTCAAGTGTTGGGTCTACGGGTGTTTTGTATTCGGGTAATGATACAAGATTTATGAATTTGTATGAGTCGAATAAAGATTATTTAACAAACAAAATACCAGTGTCTGTATCTGGGTTAAATGGGAATCAGTTTAAATTAAATTCAATTCCTGCCGCAGGGTCTTATGACCCCCCTTTACAATTAAAAATAACAAACACTGGGGCATCAAAAAACAACTACAAAGTATTTAGTTTTGAGGTAGATTTTGTTTTAGTAAGAGATTTTGACGCTATATCAAACCCAACAAGTAATATTGAAATTAGATTAAATTTAAGCAACTACTTAGGTACGTCAAACGCTAATCTTGTGTACGACTCTCCAGCATTCGATATAAGCACTTTTTCTGGAGTGTGTTTCGCAGACGGAAAATCAGGCTTTATACAATCTTACGTTAAGTTTAACAATACAACAAAAATAATATACTTTACATTAGCATCTTATACAAGCACAAGAACAGAAATAGACTTAAACACAGCCACTGCCTTAGGGTCAGACATCTTTGATGGGAAAATACGTGTTAACCTGTTAATAAGTTAATAAAATCTATTGATAAGTAATTTAACAACATTAAATACCATTTATAAATATATCGTAATTTAAACACATGAAATACTGCATTAATCCAACGGACGAAAATCCGATATTTATCATAAATGGACTTATAGGCGTACAACCCGATGGAAGTGGCGTGGATGGGGCGTTGTGGCAAAACGAGTTCATGCAAGTTGATGCAATGCAACCGAAAAAAATATCCGTTTGGATTAATTCGGGAGGTGGTTCT